AAACCAATCTTAAATAATAATTGAGTACTTGAGCCGTTAAGCTGGCGGATATCCGCGCCGAGCCCGTCAAACAATAATTCAATCCGGGTAAACTGGCCGCCATAGCTGGCCGACTCTTTAAGCTGGACGCCTTGCAATGCATGGCGAGGCAATGCCGACTCGGCCCCCTCGGTCATCATTTGATAAATAGGGCCATTTGGTGCGATACCATAACGGGCCCCGACTACGCCGAGGGCGTCGCCATTATCCGAACGGGTGACAGCTTGCCCGATTGTTTTATCAAGCTGGACAAATTGCGCCGGTTCAACAAACCCGGTTTCCATATTAAGGCCGCCAGCTTTGCCGGTGCCGATAGGTGAGAGAACCGCGTCGAAGTCGGTCGCCTCGGTTAGTTCCGGCCAGTGAAAGCCCGGGCGATTGTTTGCAATGTTGAACACGTTGCTGTTGTTTTGAATATTCATAATATTTATTTCCTTTTGTAGTTAAACGGCCGAGACCACCCCGGCCGATTGTTTGAGTATAACCGATTAATCCGCCCCGAGTAAAGGGCGTTATTAATGTAATAGCTAAAGCGTCCCGGCGGCCCATGACAAAACCCACCACCAAAAGACACAAAAGCCGATCACGGTATAAAGCGGCCGCAATGAGCCGAGCGGGTATTTTTCTTTTTTCACGCCGCCACCACTAGGGCCGGGATTCTCTCGGCGTCGATAACAAAGCCCGACTTATCCGCCTTAGCTAATGAGCCCTTTGCCTTTAATCCGATAATAACCGGCCCGGCCTTACTATTAATAAGGTCTGACTTATCCCCATCGATAACCGGGCGGCCTAAAAACTCGGCCGGGAATTGATCCCGGAAAACGGCGGCAATAGGTACCCCGGCCCCGAGTGCTATTTGCACTTGGTTGGCATATTGAGCCCGGCCCGAGTAACTAAACATAAGGCGATAATTGTCCGGCGTATTATTTAACCGGGCCGCCCTTTTGGTGTAGTCATAAAAATATATCTCGGGGAATAGTTCCGGGATCCCGAACCGCTCAAAAGCAATATCTGAGATTGTATTTAATCGGGCCGCCGGGGTTATGCCGTTTTTTTGGCATAGTAGAGAAAAGTTTTTTAATTCCCGGGTTAGCCTATATAAAAACTGGTCTTGGTCTTGGTGCCATAAATCCGAGCGCCATTGTCTACCGGCCGCCACATTATCGAACCGGCCACGGCCCGACGATTTTAAACAGCCCTCGAAACATCCGGCGGCCTTACTACCGGGGCAAAGTATCCGATCCGGCATTAATGAGAGACTAGCGACCCGATACAATCCGCCCCGGTTAGTTTTTGCAATTTTGGTGTTACCGTTCCCAGTGTCTAATAAATTTAAATGTTTATTCATTTTTTAGTTTCCTTTTGTAGTGTTAAAGGGCCGCCACCACAGCGAACCCATAACCCCGATTATATACAAGCGCCACCAGTTAGCAAGCAACAAAGGGCACAGCTAAACCGGCCCAATTATTTTTTTATTTTTTTGCTGTACCCCCACATATATACACATATGGGTATGATTAATGCGGGAATAATTGCGTAACTGTATTTTAGTCTTGACGCGCCAGTCTTTTTTATTATCTTGTTGAGACTCTTATGAAAGGAGAACGGATGCCCAATCGAAAGCGAGTATTAAACAAAGAGACACCTCCGCTAGGGTATGAAATGACAATAGATGAGGCATGGCTAGGAATTGCTAATCTATATGATGCTATAGAAATAGCTGAACAAGGACATCGAGCAGATTTTCTTGAGTTAAATCAAACCAAAGTAGTAATCAAAGCAAGTCGTGCGGGAGAAAACCCCGACGCAGTGGTAACAGTATGCCCCGACTGTACTATACCCGATCTAAAATTAGTCGAAGACTAACAGCAATATCAAAAAGACATAAAAAAAGCCCCGGAACGTCCAAAAAAGGATATTCCGGGGCCTTAGTGGTGCCAGTTTAAGGGGGAATTGGCACCTCGCAGTCGTTAAGAGCGGGAGGAGTACTCCTAACACCTCTAAGACTACTACAATGCCCTTAGTACGTCAACAATAATACCCATAGTTGACGCGCCAGTTTTTTTTAGTTATCGTATTACTCGAACTCATAACTAATAAGGGTATAAGGATGACAAAATATTTAGAAGAAAGGAAAAAAGCAGACGGATCAGTGTTTTATGCATTTAATCCGTCCCGAGGTGTACGGGATGCACTTAACTTAGGGTACCAACGGTTCCCAAACAAACGGGATGCAGTAAAGTATTGCCAGCAAGTGGCACTCGAATTCAGTTTGCACCGCAGAAAGAACGAAGGAACGATCAAAGTAGATGATGAAAGCGTTGAAGGGCTCATAAATTTCTATAAAACTACTCAGGAGTGGTTAAAATTAGCTGATAACAGTAAAACTTTCTATGATTTACAGCTACGAACGGCCACGGAGATGCAACTAGACGCGGCAAAGTTATCATTTGGTCAGGTAAAAGCTAAAAACATCACTGCAACTCAGGCAGATAAGCTATTTACCATGATTCAACAGGAATATAGTGACCACAGGGCGTCTCATGTAGTGAAAGTACTGCGAAAAGTGTACAACGTGGGCTTTAGACACGACAAAGTACCCGCAAATCCGTTCAGCAACATGAAAATACCCGGCTTGGCTACCCGAAAGGTACTCTGGGAGCCTGAGCAAGTATCCAAACTGATCGAGACAGCCGATAAAATGGGTTACCCGTCTATTGGTACGATCACTTTGCTGGCTTATGACCTATGTGCAAGGCCCGGGGACATGCGACAGTTAACGTGGGCTAATTATCATGATGAACAGTTCGCGTATGTTCAAGAGAAGACCAAGACCATAATGGGTGTAGCCGCTTCTCCTAGATTGATAGAGCGATTAAAAGAACACCACCAATACGATCCCTTAGATTTGGAAAGAATAGGCTGTATCGCTATCTGTGAGACTACAGGCAAACCATACAGCAAAGATCTACTGGTCAAATACTTCGCCCGGGTTAGGAAACAATCGGGCATACCCACACATCTACAGCTTCGTGATCTCCGCCGAACAGGTGCAACTGAGATGGCTGAGGCTGGGTGTACTGAAGATGAACTGAGAGCAGTAACGGGGCATCAGTCGCGTGAGATTCTAGCGACCTATGTCAGACCAACAATGAAGCTGGCAACGTCAGCAATCAACAAGAGGTTCGCATCATGACATTAAAGAAAAAGGAAAGGCGTAACTGTGACGTGTGCAAAGAAGCTCCGGCGGTAGTCGTAGAGCGCACACGATGGCTAACAGACTCCAAGTCAAATACAACCCACTACTTTTGTGCGGCGTGTAAGATCATGGAGATGAAAAAGAGGGGGTATTTATGAATGGAGTACCTCATTACCCAGAGCTAATTGTATGTGATTTTTGTGGGAGGCATACTCGCGGAGTGGTTTACCCAAATGAACCTGATTCGGTGAAATGCACGTCATGCAATATGGAAATAACTGATGTAGCAACTAGTGTAGTGGTTAGTGGCGAATGGAAAAGTGACCAAAAACGATCACTCCACTCCACTGACATTGTTACTGACGCTTTAAATCACTTAGCAAACAATGACTTAGACTAACTTTGGTTGCGGGAGTAGGATTTGAACCTACGACCTTCAGGTTAGGTGGAAACTTAATAAAATCAATGGGTTACAGGGGTTAATATGGTTAAGCTCATAACTAATGTAATAGTTAAACTATAGTTTAGTTGTTGACGAATGCTTAAAACCATGTTAAAAAAGCGAGGCCGCTCCGGGGCCGAGCTACCCCTAATACTCGTTTTAAGGGGGAAATATGTATAACCGGCACGAACAAATCGAAATACTGAAAGCGATAAGAATCAGCGAAGGTGAATCGAAAACCATCGACTGCCCATTTTGTCACGGTAAAAAGAAATTCAGTATCACGAATAAAGACGGCACACTTCTCTGGAATTGTTATAAAGCATCCTGCTCGATCAAGGGCGCTTACCGTAAAGGCATGTCTTTATCCCTGATCAAGAACCGGGTTGGTATACCGAAAGAATCTACCAGCGATTACATAAGACGTGAGATCAAAGAACGTGGTCTAACTACACGCCCATTACCCGACATGTTATCTCAGCCGAAGAACCATACGTTTGTCATGAATTATCTTGATGAGAACGGATGTACCTCGGCCTATCAACAAGGACTAATTAAGATCCTATATGCCCCGGCGGATAACCGGTGCCTGTTCCTGATGAATGACAACAAAGGTGCTGTCGGTAGATCTCTTAGTGGTGCCACTCCTAAGTGGATGTCATACGGAGATACTACAGGCGTGTTAACTGTAGGTAGTTCAAAGATAGGCGTAATCGTAGAAGATGCACCGTCAGCTTGTGCTGTTTCGTCTACTGGAGTGTATACTGGAATAGCTATTTTAGGCACTAATTTGAGTACAAAACAGAAACAAACCCTTAAATCTTACGATAATATCATTATTTGCCTTGACAATGACGCTAAAGGTAAAGCTATAAAGTTATTACGGCAATTACAAGGGCTTGTAGAATGTACGGTTCGGTTCATAAACAAAGACCTGAAGTATTGCCGGAGCAAAGAGATTGCTAATGTAATAGAAAGTCCGGGACTATAGGTACGGTCAGTTTATGGAGGGAAAAAACCACAATGAAGTGCAGAGGAATTGTCGTAATAGATTACGATCTACCTGATGGGTACAAGCAAGCGGCGGTAGAGCAAGAAGCTCTGGAGAATGCTGTGCGAGAACTGGTCAAGGGAAACCCCAGAGTAGTTCATTCAGAAGTAGATATCAAAGAGCGTCGAGGCGATAACAGGCCCGACATAAAAAAGATGAAATTACGTTCTAGTTAATTTAAAGTATTCATTATTTGTTGAGCCCTGTCGAAAGATGGGGCTTTTTTTTATTTCTTCTCCATGCTATCGTGTAGCTCAACTATAACTTAACTATGCGATAGCTATGGACATAAGAATACTTAAATCACTATTATCATTCGACTTTTATAACGAAAACAAAGCAAACCTATCTAAGAATCTATTCGAGGATGAGATCCAAGACGCCTACGTCACTATCTCTCAAGCCCACGAAAAGCATCAACACGATCTAATCCCTGCCGATATCATGGCATTGTGGCAAAACCAGAACCCGGTAGCTACTCGGTCTGACCAAGAAGCATTTGCTGGTATAGTGGATCTAATTCATACGATAGACCCACTTTCCCCGCCTGTAGTAGCTGAGGTCATACAAGGCCTATGGCAACGCCGCATCGGAACTCGAATAGCCAACCTTGGTATCGAAGTAGCTGACGGCAATACAACCGGGATGGAAAGACTACACCAACTGCTTGATCAATCGAAGGAAGGCTTCATGCCTACTGACTTCGGTGAGCCTACGACCAAAGACATACATGAGCTACTGGCGGGTGTTACTGACGATAACCGCTGGGAGTTTAATATATCCACGTTATCTAGACATGTGTACGGGATAGGTGCCCGGGAGTTTGGGTGCGTGTTCGCGTTACCAGAAACAGGTAAAACGGCATTCCTAGTGTCCATTTGCACGGGCCCCGGTGGGTTCTGTGAACAAGGTGCTAAGGTTATCTACCTCGGTAACGAAGAAGACACTGGGCGTACCATGCTCCGTGCCATCCAAGCACACGCTGGCGTTACCCGGGAGCAAGTAATTGCTGACCCTATGAAAGCCAGACGTAAGTTTAACGACATTGAAGATCTGTTTGACATGAACGAGATACAGGACTGGGACTTGGCTAAGATAGAAGCCTACGTCGAGAAAGAACAGCCTGACATCCTGATCATTGACCAAGCAGATAAAGTAAACATTGGCGGTAACTTTAACGCAGGGCATGAACGTCTGCGTGAGTTGTATCGTCGATTGCGTGAGACCGCGAAGAAATTTGACTGTGCCCTTCTTGCGGTTAGCCAAGCCAGTAATGATGCCAAAGGACGAACTCGTTTATCGGGCTTCGATATGGAAGGCAGTAAGATCGGCAAGATGGCCGAGCTAGATTTATGTATTGGTATCGGTAAGCATGAAGCTGGAGACGTTGATGACTCCGAGCCCGATACCTCACGTTACCTAACCGTCAGTAAGAATAAGCTGAGTGGTTGGCATGGCACAGTAATTTGCAACATACAGCCGGAGATCTCCCGGTATGTGGAGTAGATATGCTGGTAACACTATCCAAGCAGGACGCCCATAGCAGTAAGCTAATGGGTGCAGACACGGTTAAGCTCTGTGAAATGCAGGGCTTTAAGCCAAGATTAGAGAACGACAATCAAAGTCGTACTGAAGCAAACATCTATGGGTTCAAGGCAGAGTTTGCCGTGGCCCGGTTATTCGCTCTGGAACCCCCAACCATCAACGTGCTGACAGACGGCGGCGTAGATCTTTGGTGCGGCGATAGTTCGATTGATGTGAAGTTTACTAACGCAGAGTTTGGCCCATTGGTATTCGATCAGATACCGAAGTTCCGGGCCCAGATAGCTGTGTTGGTAGGGAGAACCGAAGATCCAAATGTAATGCGGATCAACGGATGGATAGATCGCAGGACGTTCAAGAAAGAATGTAGCCCCGTTAATTTCGGATATGGCGACAGACTGAAGATGGAACACGATGAGTTGTTCCCAATTGAAACCCTGTGGAAACGATTAATGGAAACTAAATTTAAAGGGGAATAATGTGAGTGTAGTAATTGTATTGGACTTAGAAACAACGGTTCAATTTGGTGAGGATAAAAGTAAGGACAACAGCCCATACCATCCAAAGAATAAGATCGTCTCTTCTCATTGGAGAATGATTGAAGACGGAGAACTAGGCCCAGCGCGTCGGGCTATATTTAATCATAATGAGCAACACGGCCTAAACGCCGATAGCAGTGAGCCGATGAAGGCAGACCTTAAACGGGCTGAATTAATTGTATGCCATAATGCTAAATTTGACGTGTCC